TGCAAAATATAGATTTGGTTTTACAGGTACTCTTGATGGAACTCAGACTCATAAGTGGGTTTTGGAGGGATTATTTGGTCCATCGTATAAAATTATTCGCACCGATGAATTGATGGAAAAAGGATATCTAGCAAGTCTGGATATCAAAATTGTTTTGCTCAAGCATCCTCCTAGAAAATTTGAAACGTTTGAAGATGAAATCCAATACTTGATAAGTCACAATCAAAGAAACAACTTCATTAAAAATTTAACGTTGGATTTGAAAGGAAATACTCTTGTGCTTTTTAACAGAGTTGAAACTCATGGTAAACCTCTTTTTGAATTGATAAATACTAATGCGAAGAATAGAAAAGTATTTTTTATTCATGGCGGTGTTGACGTGGAAGATCGTGAACACGTTAGAGCAATTACTGAGAAGGAAAAAAATGCGATTATCATTGCATCATATGGCACTTTCTCCACAGGCATAAACATTAAAAATTTACATAATGTTGTTTTTGCTTCTCCATCAAAGTCTAGAATTAGAAACCTTCAATCTATAGGAAGAGTTCTAAGAAAAGGTGACAAGAAAACAAAAGCAACTCTATACGATATAGCAGACGATATTTCGCACAATCAAAGAAAGAATTACACATTAAATCATTTAATTGAAAGAGTTAAAATTTATTCAGAAGAGAATTTTAATTATGAAATAGTAAACGTTGCGTTACGAAATTAATGGAAGAAGAATTTTATGCACTCATTAAATTAGTTTCTGGAGAAGAACTCGTATCTTCAGTTTATGTTGACGAGGGAGAAGATGAAACAATTTTAATTTTACAAAATCCAGTGTTGATGTCCGTAAATACAAGATCAGTTGGAACTGTTCTAAAAATAGAACCGTGGATGAAAATAAGTGGAGAAGATCTTTTCTTTGTCAAACTTGATAAAGTGATTACAATGACTGAATTGGATTCAAACAATCAGTATCTAGATTACTATATCGAATATCTTGAAACGGGAAAAGTAGGAGGAGAACCTGGCACCGAAGTCAAGATGACAAGAAAAATGGGTTATCTCACTTCAGTAGAAGAAGCAAGAAAAACCCTAGAGGATTGTTTTAATCTTAAACAAGAAGATATTAAAGATAACTAATATAGTTCTTTGAACCTCGACAAAGGTATTGTACAGACTTTTCAAAGAGTTGTCAAGAGCTTGACACTTATGTTATAATTAAAACACATAAAAATTAAATATGTAAAATGGATGTCTAAAGCAAAATCGGAACATTATGTAAACAATAAGGAAATGCTCCACGCCCTTATTGTATATAAAAACAAAATTAAGCAAGCAGAAGAAAAAGGATTGCCTAAACCCAGGATTACAAATTATCTGGGAGAGTGCTTCCTAAAGATTGCCACACACCTTTCTTATAAACCAAACTTCGTGAACTACATGTTCAGGGAAGACATGATCTCTGATGGGATTGAGAATTGTGTGCAGTACATTAATAATTTTGATCCTAACAAGTCTTCAAATCCTTTTGCATATTTTACCCAGATTATCACCTACGCTTTTCTGAGAAGAATTCAGAAGGAAAAGAAACAACTAGATATTAAGAACAAAATTATAGAAAAGACTGGGTATGATGAAGTTTTTGTCGTTGATGAAAATTCATTGAACTCTAGTTCAAGTGACTATAATACAATCAAAGATAACATCCAGTATAGGTTGACCAAATGAATGATAAAAGAAAAGTTGCTGTAATTGGCGCTGGAACAGCTGGCGTTATTCAAGTATGCATGATGTCATATACTCTCGATGAGAGGGATTATGATATTGATTGGATTTATGATCCAGAGATGCCAATATTTGGAATTGGTGAAGCAACTACTCCACATTTACCAGAGATTTTTGGTGACGCTGGATTTTCTCAATGTTCTTTAATTGAGGAACTCCGTGGAACAATTAAATATGGAGTTAAGTTTTATGGGTGGGGCAAAACTCATGAAACTTTCTGGCATGAATTCAAACCACCAACTTATGGAATTCACCTAGATACAAAAGCTTTAAGCGATTACGCTTTGAAGTATATGGAAAACTCTAGATTTGGTAACGTAAAAGTTGTACCAGAGAAAGTCGAAAAAATTTACTCTTGGCCAGATAAATGCGAAATCAATGGAAGGTATTACGATTTTGTAATTGATTGCGGTGGAACTGATAGTTTGCTAGATCCAATTGAATATTCGGATAAGAAAGTTTTTACTACAGTAAATTCTGCATTAGTTTATAGAAAGAATACTCCTGGTCACTGGAACTATAGCGTCCACTATGCACACAAGAATGGGTGGATGTTTGTTCTTCCACTTAGAGATAGACAAACCTGGGGATATACTTTTAATAAAGACATTACCTCACTAAAGGACGCAAAAAAAGACTTTCAATCAATCTTACCAAATGAAGATCTATCATCCGTCAGACACGTCGAATGGAAACCTAGGTTTTCAACATACCTAATCAATGACAATGGCAACTATGCCAAGAATGGTAATGCTCTTGCCTTTATTGAACCGCTACAGAGTATCTCTGGACTTCATTATAGTGGAGTAGCGAACTTGCTATGCTTCTATTTGAATGAACGGATGACAAAAAAGCAAGTCAATGAAGCTTATGTGGATGATTGTAAAAACTGGAGCACCACAGTTGCTTATCACTATCAGTTTGGATCAATGTACGATAGTCCATTCTGGAATGATGTTCAGGAAAGAGCGAAAGAGTTGCTAGCTACTCGTCAGTGCTCCGAAGAGATGATCGCAAAAATTGCAGAATTGTCACCATCATCTTTAGAAAGACTTTCCATTGGAACAATGGGCATCGATGACATTGAGCAACTTAGTTATGGTCTTGGTGCAGAAACCGCAAATGCTTTCTCTCCATTTAGATTTGGAGAGATGACTTCTGGAAGTCTTTACAATGGAGGGGGTCCAGCGGATCTTTCCATGTACTTGCAATCCAACTAGTTTTGCTGTATACTGGAGATCTGATTTGTACCTCCTATGAAAGTTGCTATTATTACAGACCAGCACTTTGGAGCTAGGAAAGGATCCAAAATATTTCACGAATATTTTTTAGAGTTTTATAACGAGGTATTCTTTCCAACTCTCGAAAAGTTAAACATCAAGACAGTCATTGATATGGGCGATACCTTCGACAATCGCCGTAGTATCGATTTCTGGTCTTTGGAGTGGGCAAAAGAAAATTACTATAATAGACTTAAGGAACTAGGAGTTACGGTTCATACTATTGTAGGAAATCATACCGCATACTATAAGAATACCAATTCTATAAATGCGATCGAATTGCTACTTAACGAATATGATAATGTTGTTTGTTATGCAAAACCAACGGAAGTTACATTCGACAAATTAAAAGTTTTATTTTTACCTTGGATTAATTCAGAAAATGAGAAAAGCACTTTCGACCTTATTAAAAAGACAACTAGCACGGTTGCGATGGGGCACCTTGAACTCGCAGGATTTGCTGCTAATCGACAGTGCATCATGGAACATGGTTTTGATCGCAAGTTATTTGAGAAGTTCCAATCTGTCTTCTCGGGACACTATCACACTAGATCGACTGACGGGCAAATCTTCTACCTAGGAAACCCATACGAAATATACTGGAATGATGTAAATGATACTCGGGGATTTCATGTTTTTGATACTGATTCTCTTGATCTAAAAAATATCGATAATCCCTTTAAGATGTTTCATCATGTGTATTATGAAGATACACCCAGACAGTTGTTTAACTTTTCCCAGTACAAGAACAAAATAGTAAAAGTAATTGTTCGAAAGAAAAGTAACGACAAAGAGTTTGAAAAGTTCATAGATCAGTTGCTATCTGTAGAAGTTCATGATCTAAAGATTGTTGAAAACTTTGAACTGATTGAGAACGAAAATTTCGACATAGAAGAATCTGAAAACACCATCAATATCTTGAGTAAGTATGTTGATGAGGCGGAAATTTCATTAGAAAAATCCGATATCAAGAACATTATTCAGCAAATATATAATGAAGCATGTGAAGTAATTTAATGTACCTTCTCCTCAACAAAAATGAAGAAGAACGAGGGGCATATTGTGTTTTTGACAATCATGGAGACCGAGTTTTATTTTTGTTCGAAGAAGAAGACGATGCTGACAGATATGCTATGATGTTGTACGAAGATTCGGAAACAGAAGTCGAATCAGTTGAAATAGATGCTGAAGTCGCAATCAAAGCATGTCAAACCCAAGGGTGCAAATACACCATTGTTACTCCAAATGATATTGTAATTCCTCCATTCGACGATGATAAAGTTTGAAAAAATTAGATGGAAAAATTTTCTATCAACAGGAAATCAGTTTACTGAAATCTGCTTCACCAAGAGTCAAACAACTCTAATTGTTGGCACTAATGGTGCTGGTAAATCCACGATTCTGGATGCACTGTGCTTTGTTTTGTTCAACAAACCTTTCAGGAAAATTAATAAACCACAGTTAGTCAACTCTATGAATGAGAAGGACTGTCTGGTTGAGATTGAATTTACTATTGGCAGTAGAGAGTATCTTGTTAGAAGGGGAATCAAACCAGCGATTTTCGAAATCCATGTGAATGGAAAAGTTCAAGATCAACTCGCATCGAGTGGAGATCAGCAAAAGTATCTTGAGCAGAACATTTTAAAGTTAAACTACAAGTCCTTTACTCAGATTGTAATTCTGGGCAGTAGTACTTTTGTGCCATTTATGCAACTGCCTGCTGCTGGTAGAAGGGAAGTTATTGAGGATATTTTGGACATTAAAATATTCTCTGCAATGAATACATTGATCAAAGAGAAGATTAGAGCGACTAGAGAAAATATAAAAATTTTTGAACTCAAAAAGGAATCATTGTCTGATAAAGTTGAGATGCAAAAAACTTTTATCAGTGAATTGGAAGAACGTGGGCAAAAAAATATTTCGGACAAAAAAGATGCAATTAGTAAGTTCGAAAGTGAAGTGTCTGATCTGATACTGAAAAATAGTAGTATGAATGATGAATTGTCAGATAAAACTGACAAAATGCAAAACGTATCTAATGCAACATCGACACTTAAAAAGTATGGAACTTTGAAAACGAGGATCGGTGTAAAAGTTACTGATACTACAAATCATGTAGAATTCTTTGAAAAAAATACGGTTTGTCCTACTTGTACACAATCTATCGAAAATGAATTCAGATTAAATAGAATTACAGACGCTCAAGATAAACTAAAGGAGCTTACCCAAGGTCTCAATGAATTGGAGGAAGCGATTAAACTAGAAGAAGATAGAGAGCGTCAATTTACAGTTCTATCTCAAGAGGTAACTAAACTCTCACATGAAATTTCAAAAAACAATATTAGAATTTCTGGCATTCAACAACAAACAAAAAATCTTGAATATGAAATTCAAACTATTACCAGTCAACTACAAAACAGAAATTCTGAGCATGAGAAGTTAGAGTCATTTAAGGAGAATTTAGAAAAAACCTACACTTCAATAACAGAAGAAAAACGAAAAGAAACATATTATGATTTTGTATATTCTCTCCTCAAGGACGGTGGTGTAAAAACTAAAATCATTAAGAAGTATCTACCACTCATCAACCAGCAAGTTAATAGGTATCTTCAGATGATGGACTTTTACATCAACTTTAATCTTGACGAGGAATTTAACGAAAGCATTAAATCTCCAATCCATGAAGATTTTTCATATGCTTCATTTAGTGAAGGTGAGAAAATGAGAATCGATCTAGCACTCTTATTTACTTGGAGGGAAGTAGCACGATTTAAAAATTCAACAAACACTAATCTACTAATCATGGATGAAGTTTTCGATAGTTCTTTGGATGGATTTGGTACTGATGAATTTATGAAGATCATTCGATACGTCATAAAAGATGCTAATATATTCATCATTTCACATAAGACAGAACTACTTGACAAATTCGCGGAAACGATTAAATTTGAAAAGGTCAAAGGTTTCAGCAAGATCGCGTCATGAAAGTTCCAAACTGGCAACACCACTCTAAAAAAGAACAAAAACGAAAACTTAAACCTCAGGCACTGAGACAAGCGAAAGCAAGACTGTGCCAGTTCAAAAAGAGGTACATGGACCGTCCTTCGGGGCGGTCTTTTTCGTATAATACGTCCATACAAGAAAAAGCACCATGTCTGTAAACTTTGAGGTCAAAGGTCATCTAGCGCGTCTGCTCGCTACCGAAAATCTTGTGGTTGAGCATCGTAAGGTATCTACCGCTTCGTTTGACGTTATCAATCGTATTCTGGTTCTCCCCCTCTGGGAACGTGCTGAGAACTGCGTGTATGACCTTCTAGTGGCACATGAAGTTGGACATGCTCTGTACACCCCCAACGATGATTGGACGGTCTCTCATGACGTTCCTGCTTCGTATGTGAACATCACTGAAGATGCCAGGGTGGAAAAGTTGATGAAGCGTCGTTATCCTGGTCTCTCTAAAACTTTCTATCGTGGTTATCAGCAACTGAATGATGATGATTTCTTTGAGATTGGTGATGATGATATTGACACTTATAATTTTCCCGATCGGGCAAATCTTTATTTTAAAGTAGGTAATTACGTTAAAGTTCCCATCAATAATCCCGATGAGGAACAAATTATCAAAATGATTTCTGACTCAGAAACTTTTGAGGATGCTATTTGTGCAGCAGAGAAGATGTATGAGTATATGAAAAAAACTAGAGAAGAGACTAAGAAAGAAGATATTGATATTGAAACTAACAACCAAGTCAGTGGTTCTGGTTCTCAGCAAATGCCTAGCAATGATGATTCTGATGAGCAAGAAACTCCTGTAGAATCCGAGTCTTATGGCGGAACTGCTGAAAAGCAAAATCAAACCAATTCTCCTGAGCAATCCGAGGAATCCAATAAGCAAACCACGGTAGAGCAGAATGGTGCTGGAGATACTTTTGATGATGACTTGAAGACCGATAAAGCACTCTCTGATAATATCCGTAAACTTTCTGGTAATAGTACGTTTGAAGGTCCAGTTTATGTTGAGTTTCCGAAAGTAAAACTGGATAAAGTTATTGTTTCCAATTCGGAAATTCATAAGCATGTGAATGAATATTGGGACACTCAAGACAAGGTATTGACTTCAAATCCAAATAGGTATTATTCAACCTTCACAAATAGTCCTTATGAAGTTTGCGATGCTGAGTTTAAAAATTTCAAAACCTCTGCTCAAAAGGAAGTCAACTATCTGGTGAAAGAGTTTGAGTGCCGCAAGGCAGCAGACTCCTATGCCCGTGCTTCGACTGCCCGCACTGGTGTTCTGGACTGTTCCAAACTTCATACTTACAAATATAACGAAGATCTCTTTAAGAAAGTCACCACTCTTGCCGATGGTAAGAATCATGGTCTAGTGTTTATATTGGACTGGTCTGGTTCTATGTCTAGTGTTTTGACAGACACACTTAAGCAGTTGTATAATTTGATCTGGTTTTGCCACAAGTGCAATATTCCATTCGATGTCTATGCATTCACAAATGAATGGAAGTGTTATAGCGAGTGTGAAAGTCTTTCTGACGATTTTTCTAAAAAGGGATATTTCAGTGTCAATGAACAGTTCTCATTGATGAATCTGTTTACAAGTAAAGTTCGTACTAAAGAACTGAATGAACAGATGAAGTCAATTTACAGGATTGCTTATCACTTTGTTAGTCGTTATACTGTTCCTTATTCTGTTCCCACACGTCTCGGTTTGTCTGGCACTCCCCTCAACGAGTCCATGGTTTGCCTCAGTCAAATCCTCCCTCAATTCCAGAAAGATAACAACCTGCAGAAAGTTCACTGCGTTATTCTTACCGATGGAGAAGCACAGTCAAATTGTGTGACTATTGAAGTCAAACGTAATTATGATCAGGAACCCAGGATTGGAGTTCGCGGCATTGGACCTAATATGATTCTTAGGAATCGAAAAAATGGTCACAGTTATCCCTTGACTTCCAGTTACTATAATTATGGGGAAGTTACTAAAACCCTTCTCACTTATCTTAGGGATCAGTTGCCAAGTGTAAACTTCATTGGTATGAGAATTGCTGGTGGTAAAGAACTTGGAAATCTTCTTCGCAGTTTTATGGATCATGTTGCTGTTGACAAGTATATGTCTATCTGGAAGAAGGATCGCAGCGTTTGTGTTACTGGAACTGGGTACACAAAACACTTTATCTTGTCCTCCGCTTCTCTCCAGAATTCAACTGATTTTGAAGTTGCGGAAGATGCAACGAAAGTTCAAATTAAAAATGCTTTTGCCAAGTCATTGAAATCTAAGAAACTTAACAAAAAAGTTCTTGGAGAATTCATTTCTCTCGTGGCATAAATATCAAAGTTACTAGATCATTAATTGATAACGATGAAAGTTTGGACTGCTGATGAAATTAGGGAGGCTAGCCAGGTTAATAGCCCAGAAGAAATAGAAAGAGAATATACTGAATTTGCACCTGGGCAGGGATTTATTGTTATTAGAAATGTCTTCAAGAATTTTGAAATGTTTAGGGAGGTAATTAGGAGTTGTCCTTTTTACCCCAATACCCTTTCTAAATTGAATCCATTTTATACAAATGTAGCGCCAGATGCTCTACTAAAAAATGTAAAGGAAGTTATTTGCACACCAAAGTGGAATAATCTTGTATCATCATATGGTAATTACTATACCAATGATTTGATCGATTGTACTAAGGTTCAATCATATCCACACTCTGATAGTTTTACTGACCAACCAAAAGTTTTAGTTGGAAATATTTGGTTATCGGAGCATAACCCAAAAAATCAAACTTGTTTTTACTACAATAAGAAAACAGGAAAACATAATTGGACTGGGCAAGAGTACTTTGACGCTGCCCCTGCTTGGCGAGAAAGAGTGGATCAAAAATTTAGAAACTTTGTAGAGGATGATTTTTTGGTTAAAGTTGGAGCTGCTCCAACCGAGACTGGAACAATTAGCGTTTATTTTAGTGATATAATCCATGCACCTCATGTTGATTATGATGATCCAAACCCAAGACATTCTTATGTTTTGATGTTTGGCGATCAATCATATATGAATAGAATGGGTGGGATGATGGGTCCAATGGGAGCAATGCCAGGAAATGAACCAGGGAAAATGGGTCCATTCGGTAAAAAGAAAGGAGGTTTCCCACATATGTCAGAACTAACCATGATTGGTAGAAAAGGAATCTGACCTGTACCACTTTCTGAAGTGTCCATATGCCCTCCTCGGAGGGCATTTTTGGTATTATAATGCATTCATACACAACAGAGGAACACTTCTTCTCAATCATGTCTAAAGTGAATCAAGAACAACTCGTAGACAACATCAGGGATCTATATGGAAACAACGTGACTGCCGCAGATCTTCGCGGTTATTGTGCTTCCAAAGACATTTCCTACCAAACTGTAGTAAAATATCTGGATCAATATAAGACCAGTCGCGGTAACTGGAATCTAACCATCGCAGAAAAACTCGAAGAAACCTTCAAAAATCCTGCTACTATTCCGTCTGTGATTCAGAACCTCATTCCAGATAAAGATGATACCTTCGTCAAGTTTGGTAATTTTAACGATCTTAAAAAGATTGTCCAATCCCGTATTTTTTATCCGACGTTTATTACGGGTCTGTCGGGTAATGGTAAAACGTTTTCAGTTGAGCAAGCATGTGCTCAGTTGGGTCGTGAATTGATCCGTGTAAACATTACTATTGAAACTGATGAAGATGACCTCATTGGCGGATTCCGCCTTGTCAATGGCGAAACTGCTTGGCATAATGGTCCAGTCATCGAAGCGTTGGAGCGCGGTGCGATTCTTCTGCTTGACGAGATTGACCTGGCTTCCAACAAGATTCTTTGCCTTCAGTCCATCCTCGAAGGTAAGGGAGTCTTCCTCAAAAAAATCGGTCGTTGGGTAAAACCCGCTGCTGGTTTCAATGTGATTGCTACTGCAAACACTAAAGGTAAAGGTTCTGACGATGGACGTTTTATTGGAACTAATGTTCTCAATGAAGCATTCCTTGAGCGTTTTGCCGTGACCTTTGAGCAGGAATATCCTACTGCAACTGTTGAGCAAAAAATTCTGGAAGGCATTGCTCTGGACCTTGGCGTGGAAGACCGTGACTTCTGCAAGCGTCTTGTTGACTGGGCAGACATTATCCGTAAGACCTTTTACGATGGTGGTATTGATGAAGTGATCAGTACTCGCCGCCTGGTTCATATGATCAAGGCATTTTCAATCTGGAACGATCGTCTCAAGTCGATCCAAGTTTGTTTGAATCGCTTTGATGCTGAGACAAAGCAAGCATTCCTTGATCTTTATGACAAAGTGGATGCTGACGTTGACATCAATAACCAGGAGGATGTATAATGAATTCTTGGAGTATGCTTTATGATGAACTCAAAATGGAAGACCAACTGACTAGTTTTAATTTCACTCTTTCCGAAAACGGAATGATCAACATTGACAAAACCCCTGTTATGACTGAACCTACCAATCACCTCTGGAAATACAACGAAGATAAAATCCTGAAAGATGTTCAGGACTATGTGACTAGCACTTATGGTAGTCACTACTGTGGACACAATCAAGAGTATAAAGGCACTCAAACCATTGACCTGATGGCAGCAAAAAACTTGGCAGCACATTTCTGTCAGGCAAACATCCTCAAGTATGGCAGCCGCTATGGTGATAAGGACGGGCGCAATAAGCGCGATTTGCTAAAGGTTATTCACTATGCTATGCTTTTGCTCCATTTTGACGGTCACTACAACCGCAAAGATAATGGACTTACTGAATTCCGTTGATTATGAAACTCCGAACCCCAATGAAATTTTCTGAAAAAACTATTAATATCCTTAAGAACTTTGCTACTATCAACAATTCGATTCTAGTAAAGAAGGGTAATCGTCTTCGCACAATCTCTCCAATGAAAAACATTTTGGCAGAGGTTGATATTGAGGAGGAAATGCCCAAAGACTTTGCCATCTACGATCTTGGGCAATTCCTAAATACCATTTATCTTTTGGATACACCCGAGTTTGATTTCTCCAATGACAATTATGTACTAATCAAGGAGAACAAAAGTAAGTTCAAGTACTTCTATGCAGACTCAAACCTGATCATCTGCCCCCCAGAAAAAGAACTTGTGTTGCCGTCAAAGGATGTTTGCTTCCAACTTGAGAAGGAACAACTCAATCAACTTCTGAAAGCAGCAGATGTTCTGGGTCTTCAAGATCTTTCTGCCGTTGGTGAAAATGGTTCAGTCAATCTGATTGTTCGTGATAAGAACAACAGCACCTCCAATGATTATTGTATCACTGTTGGTACGACTGATAAGGTGTTTACCTGCAATTTCAAACGAGAGAATATCAAGATTATTCCTGGTTCATATGATGTTGTAATTTCGTCAAAACAACTTTCCTGCTTTACCAATAAGCAGTATAATCTTGATTATTACATCGCTCTTGAACCTGATTCTACTTTCGGATGAACATTTTTGTAACTAACCAGTTTCCCGCTGAGAGTGCTATTTGTCTCCCAGATAAGCACATCGTTAAGATGCCCCTAGAGTGCTGCCAAATGCTTTCTATTGTGGCATCAGATAAGTGGGGGTACGGATATGGTCCTCTTCCCAAAACAGATGGAACCCCATACAAAACCGACAAAGGCGCGTTTCGAAACCATCCCTGTACTAAATGGGCAGCACAGACCATTGATAATGCTTACTGGTTAATTAAATGGGGAATGAACCTATGTGATGAGTACCACCTGAGATATGGAAAAATGCATTCCTGTTACAGTACTCTAGTTCATGCATATTACATTTTTCCCAAAGGTAAAATAACTAACGTAACACCGTTTGCTAGGGCAATGCCAAATGAATTTAAATTTGACAAAAGCATTGACACTTTTACTGCTTACAAGCGTTATATCGCATCCAAACCTTGGGTTGCATCTAATTATCTTCGTATGCCGCAACGAAAACCTGAGTGGGTCTGATATATGAATTTTGAATATTGGTATGTTTTTCCAGTTGCTATTTGCGTAGCAACTTTGTGCAATGCCTCTGGATTCTCTGGAAGTGTTTTGTTTCAACCATTCTTCAATTTTATTCTGCAAGTTCCTATTGCTCAATCAGTAGCAACAGGTATTGCAACAGAAACTGTTGGGATGACCAGTGGTGCATTTAGATACTGGAGAATGGGTAAGATTGATTTTAAAGCAATTCGTAAAGTATTCCCATATGTGTATTGTGGAATTGCTGCTGGAATCTTTCTTTTTGTTTTTCTTCCAAAAATCTGGTTAAGGTTGTTAGTTGGTATTGTGATCTTTTTGATTGCCAGTTATCAACTTTATTGGGCATATCTCAATCAGATGAGCACTCACTATAGAGCAGACCCAAAAGTTCTTGGATCATTCAAATCCAAAATTAAGTCTTTCTTTGCTGGGGTATTCTCTGCTTCTACTGGTACGGGTATTGCCGAAATTCACCAACCAATGTTTGAGCATGATGCTGGACTCGCAACCAAAAGATCAAATGCTACTGCAATTTTAATTGAAGCACTTGGTAATTGGTTCATTACATTACTCAATATCAAATTGGGTAATATCAATTATGAAATTTTAATCTTCAGTGCCAGTGGAGTTATGATCGGTGGGCAAATTGGTCCATTGATTTCTCGCTCTATACCTGATAGACTACTGAAGATGGCATTTGGAATTTCCGTTGCCTTTATAGGTTTGGTTTACATTGTAATTTCTTTGACTACCATTTTATCATGACTAACTTTTTGTGGGTGGAAAAATACCGCCCTAAGACGATTGAAGATTGTATCCTCCCCCAGAATCTCAAAAAAACTTTTCTTGATTTTCTAGAGGAGGGAGAGATCCCAAATATGCTTCTTGCTGGTCCTCCTGGTATTGGAAAGACTACGGTTGCAAAAGCATTGTGTGAACAATTAGGAGTAGATTATTATGTCATCAACGGGTCTGATGAAGGACGATTTCTGGACACGGTACGGAACCAAGCAAAGAACTTTGCTTCGACCGTATCACTTCAAGCAACTGGTAAACACAAAGTCATCATCATTGATGAGGCAGATAATACAACCCACGACGTACAACTCCTCCTACGGGCAAATATTGAGGCGTTTTATAACAACTGCCGATTTATCTTTACCTGCAACTATAAAAACAAAATTATCGAACCTTTGCACTCCAGGTGTGCAGTTGTTGAGTTCTCAATCACTGGTAAAGAAAAAGCGAAACTTGCTGCTGGATTTTACCAGCGTCTTTCGCAAATTCTTACCGAGGAAAAAGTAAAGTATAGTGATAAAGTACTTATCGAACTCATCAACAAACACTTTCCAGATTGGCGTAGGGTTCTCAATGAATGTCAGAGATACTCCGTTGGTGGAGAGATTGACACTGGCATTCTCGCATCTTTCTCTGACATTCCCGTAAATGAACTTATTGAACACCTTAAGAAAAAGAACTTTCCTGAAGTCCGCAAGTGGGTGGTGGGCAATTTGGATAACGATTGCTCTGTTCTACTCCGTCATGTTTATGATGCTCTTTACCCAGTATTGGATGGTCCCAGTATTGCTGCTTGTGTTCTCATCGTTGCTAAGTATCAGTATCAGTCTGCCTTTGTTGCGGACCAGGAAATAAACATATTGGCAGCATTAACTGAAATTATGGTGGAGTGTGAGTTCAAATGAAATCGTTAAAAACCCCTCTTCGTTATCCTGGCGGAAAGTCTAGGGCAGTAACTAAAATCTTTAATCATCTCCCTGATATGTCGAATGTCAGAGAGTACCGTGAACCATTCCTAGGTGGTGGTTCTATGGCAATTGCAATTACGAAACAATATCCAGATATCAAAGTTTGGGTAAATGATTTATACAATCCCCTGTATACATTCTGGTCCATTCTTCAAGATCGACCGCAGGAACTTTATGAGATCTTAAAGGGATACAAGGAGGAGCATGGTACTCCAGACCTTGCCCGTGGATTATTCAATCAAATGAAGATTGAATTGAACCATAAAGAATCGGAAGATATTTACCGAGCAGCAGCATTCTACGTCATTAATAAATGTTCTTTCTCTGGTCTTACTGAAAGTTCGTCATTTAGTGCTCAAGCATCTGATAACAATTTCAGTATGCGAGGTATTGAAAAGTTGCCCGAATATTCTAAATTAATCAAGAATTGGATTATCACAAATTATTCTTACGAGATGCTTTTGCAAGGAGATCCAGCGACTTTTGTTTATGCCGATCCCCCATATGATATCAAGGATAACTTATATGGGAAAAAGGGTAACATGCATAAGGGATTTGATCATGATTTGTTTTCTTCCCGCATGAATTTTTGCGACTCTCTTTGTATGGTGAGTTATAATTCGTCTAATCCAATTCTTGATCGATTCAAAGAATGGAATGCCGTTGAATTTGATTTGACTTATACTATGAGATCTGTTGGTGATTATATGAAAAATCAACAGGGCAGGAAAGAACTTTTACTTTTGAATTATGGAACTTAAGGATTGGTTGAACTCCATTAACTTCGATAAGAATAATATTATTCAAGAAGATCCGACTGTAGAAAACAAGTATCCTCCATACATTGTGAACAAATGCATGTCTGGTCATTTGGATAGTTTGATGTTTGCGAATGAGATGAATATGCATTACTCACTTGATAAAAAACTACAATACGATTTTTACATAAATAGTCTTCGTAAGCGGAAAAGATTTTCTCCGTGGATTAATAAAGAAAAGATCCAGGACATTGATTCCGTCAAACAATACTATGGATATAGTAATGAAAAGGCTAAACAAGCACTCAAAATTCTCACCGACGAGCAACTTACTTTCATCAAATCTAAACTTGACATTGGAGGAAAAAAATGACGGTATCTGAACCTGAAGTATCTTGGTCGCAAGATCAAATGGTTGAAGTTGTATTAAACGAACCTGATGATTTCTTGAAAGTCCGAGAAACTCTTACTCGCATTGGCGTAGCATCACGCAAAGAAAAAAAACTGTATCAGTCTTGTCATATTCTGCACAAGCAAGGTAGATACTACATCGTCCACTTTAAAGAGTTGTTTGCTCTGGACGGTAAACACGCCAACCTAACTGTAAATGACGTTCAACGTCGCAATCGTATTGCACAACTTCTTGCTGATTGGGGATTGATTACAATTATTTCCACTCAGTATGTTACTGATATTGCACCACTCAATCAAATCAAAGTTCTTTCATACAAAGAAAAGAACGAGTGGGAACTTGAAACAAAGTACAATATTGGCAAAAAGAAAAAAGCAGAAGAAACCGAATGATTCTGTAGGGAGTTCAACACTCCCTTTTTTAATGCTTTTGCCTATATAGTAATTGAGGATGCCTAATGGGTCCTTTTAACTCACAGACGCTTATGGAGGTCTATTATGTGGACAACACATATCAAAAAGTACGGTACTAATGACATCGTACAATTCTTAAATGATGTGGATAAGTATTCAATCGGTATGGATGAATGGATGCATCGTTTTACAACAAAGCATGAATCTCATGCAAACTATCCGCCATATAACCTTGTAAAAGAAACCAGTATTGATTTCAAACTTGAAATTGCACTTGCTGGATACAAGAGGGAGGATATTGAAGTTTATTCGGAGTGGAATAAACTATTCGTTGATGTTAAAAAATCAAGTGATGATGACCTAGAATATGTACATAGAGGATTAGCTCGAAGAGCATTCACTCGTACTTGGACTTTATCCGATGACGTTGTAATTGATGGTGTTGACTTTGTAGATGGTCTCTTAACAATTAAGTTGAAGAGAGTAATTCCAGAACACCAGAAGAAAAAAGTTTATTCGATCGGAGAAAGTGATTCTGTATCTGAATCACAATTGCTGACTGAATAAATAATATCGCCAAATATCGTCGGCGCAAAGGGGAAGCTTGACAAAGACCAAGCTTCCCTTTATAATAAAACTATTCATTTGATAAAGTATGTCAGTTAATCTCGTTTATATGCTTTCGGGCGATCTTGTTATTGCAGATGTAAAGGAAATCACAGTTCAAGAAAGACTCATTGGTTATCAGCTAGATAACCCACATAGAGCAGACATTATGGATCCCAGCATGATGGGCGGCGGTCCAGGCGGTCCAGGCATGGGCGGCGCAGGTGGTTCGGATGATGCAGATAGTCTAAAAGATCTGTATGGTAAAGACATGCTCAAGGGGCACAGTAAGGATTCTAGAGTTGGCGATCCTTCTAGGTTCCTCACCGACAAACCACCTCTGATTAAAGATAATAAAGAGCAAGTTACAATTGATATTAACCTAGTTCCTTGGCAACCACTGGCAAAACTTCCAACTTTTACTCTTCCAGCAGATAAAATTGTTTGTGTATTTGAACCAGTCAGAGATCTTTTAAGAGCATATAATGAAAAGATCGAAGCAGAAATGGGTGCAGTAAATGGTGGAACAAATATTAAAAAATCAAATCCAAAGTCGGTAAAACAAATTCTTGATGAACTAGACAAAAAAACTAAGGAGTGATTATGGTTCAAGTTATTATTCTGAAAACTGATGAAGTTTTAATTAGTGAAATTGAAGAAGTTGAATCGGAACTGGGTGAACCAGATTGTAGATTAATTAATCCAGTTAAAATACTTTGTAGGCAAGATGCTCCAGACGTTCCACCAGAAGGACGGTTTGAAAAGTGGCTCAGTGAGTTTACCAGTCAGACTCAAACTATGCTACACTCAGATAGTATAATGACCTTGGTGGAGCCACATAAGGCACTCATCGATGCTTACCAAAAGTTCTTGAATAAATGAAGTTCTATACAAATGTTCAATTAGTCGGGGATAACTTCCTTGTTCGTGGTTACGATAACGGCAACCACTTCATGACCAGGGAAAAGTTTTCTCCGACTCTTTTTGTGCCCTCAAAAACTAAAACAAAATACAGAACTCTCAGTGGCGAGTATGTCGAACCCATCAAACCAGGGACAGCGCGTGACTGCAGGGAATTTATTAAAAAGTACAGTAACGTAGATGGATTTGCTGTCTACGGAAATGAAAGGTATATCTACCAATACATTTCAGAAATTTATTCTCAGCAAGAGATTAAGTTTGATATTAGCAAGATCAATCTAATCACGATTGACATTGAGGTTGCATCCGAGAATGGATTTCCCGATACGGAGTCTTGCTCAGAAGAAATCCTAACAATTACGATACAGAACTATACAACTAAGAAGATCGTAACTTGGGGAAGGAATGAGTTTGACAACAAGCAAAGTAATGTAACTTATATCGAGTGTCAGTCCGAGCATCATTTGCTATCATCTTTCCTAAACTTCTGGTCAAAACAATATCCAGAAGTTATTACTGGTTGGAATTGCCAACTGTATGATATTCCTTACATCTGTGGAAGAATGGATAGAGTGTTGGGTGAAAAAGAACTCAAGAAACTTTCTCCATGGGGTCTTGTGAATAGGGGAGAAACTTTTATCAAAGGTCGTAAGCATGTGACTTATGATATTGTTGGTATTAGCGTTTTGGACTATCTTGATCTATACAAGAAGTTTACTTACAAGGCACAGGAGTCTTACCGATTAGATCATATTGCTGAGGTTGAACTGGGTAAGAAAAAATTGGATCACAGTGAGTTTGATACATTCAAAGACTTTTACACTAATGGGTGGCAAAAGTTTGTTGAATACAACATCATTGACGTGGAACTCGTTGATGAGTTGGAAGATAAAATGAAATTGATTGAACTTGCGCTGACTATGGCATATGATGCCAAAGTTAACTACACTGATGTCTTTTATCAGGTGAGAATGTGGGATACGATTATCTACAATTACCTGAAGCAAAAGAATATCGTTATCCCACCTAAGGAAGAAACCTCCAAAGACGATAAGTATGCTGGTGCTTATGTAAAAGAACCTATCACGGGCAAGCATGATTGGGTAGTATCCTTTGACCTCAACTCACTGTATCCTCACTTGATTATGCAGTACAACATTTCTCCAGAAACTTTGTTGGATGAGAGGCACCCAACCGTTTCGGTTGATCGGATCCTCAATGAGGAAATTAACTTTGAATTGTATAAGGACTATGCAGTTTGTGCTAATGGTGCAATGTATCGTAAAGATGTAAAGGGATTTCTTCCAGAACTGATGGAAAAGATCTATAAAGACCGCACCATCTATAAAAAGAAAATGCTTGCTGCCAAACAAGAGTATGAAAAGAAAAAAACAAAGGAGTTGGAAAAGGAGATTGCACGTTGCAACAACATCCAAATGGCGAGGAAGATTCAACTTAACTCTGCTTATGGTGCTATCGGCAATCAGTATTTCCGTTATTACAAACTAGCAAAC